GAAGCTAACTACTGGCTCGAACGTTGATGGATCAAGAACAACACCGCTGCTCATCAATGGGATGTATGGGCAGTAGAATGCTGCTGCATCTGTTTCGCTTGAACCTTTGTAACCAACGAGAACAGGTGTACCGCTGGCAGCGTAGCTATCAACGAAAACACGCATTGCGTTGTTGAGTGTACCAACGAACTTGGTGTTTGTTGGGGCCTCAAATGTGCCTTCTGTTGTACGAGCAAATGCTGATGTAGTTGCGCTTTGTAGAATTGTCAGAGCTTCAGCACTAACAACAGCCCAGTTACCAGCGCCACGACGTGTACGCTGAGCGATAAGGTTAGCAACACGGTTGATAAGAACAGCAAGAGCAGCATGTTCATCGCCAACGAATGTAGCAGTACCGCTAACGGTAGCTTGGTTGTATGTGAATTCAGTAGCAGCAAGACTACGAAGACTTAGCAGGATCTCTTGGTCGATTTCAGCAGTGATTTCTTGTGCAAGAGCAGCCATGATTTCGGCTTCAACGTCGATACCATGCTGTGACTGTGCATCTTGTGCTGCTTCGAACGTCCAACGAGCCTGGAGATCTACGACTCTTGGCTTCAACTGCTTGACGCAGAATCTGAACGCTGATCTGACGACCACCTTGACCTTCAAGAGCGGCTGTGTTAGCGGCATTGAAGCTAGCTTGTGTAGCGCCTGTGCCTGCTGAGTAAGCCTGAGCGATCTTGAATGGGCTAAGTGCTTCTTCGCCAGCAACTGTGCTTGTAGCAGCAGCACTGTTGTCTGTCATGCTGTTAGCATAACGAACACGAAGTGTATGGATCTGACCAACTGGACCACTCATTGGCTGAACACCGATAAGTTCGTTGGCAATAACAGTTGGCATTACACGGCGGATAACAGGCAGAATAACACGGTTAAGTGTAGCGATGTTACCAGCGGTTGTTGTACCAGCTGAACTTTCTGCAAGGAGTGCCTTGCGTGTGTTTTCGAGGATAACACCCATGGTTGAGTGCTTTGTTCCCTTTAGGCCTTCTAACAGGGCTTGTTTAGTTTCGCCCCAACGGCTCTCTAGTAATACTGTAGACATTTGTTATAATCTCCTATATGATAATGTCGTTTATAGCCCTGCCAGACGCTTGAGTGCAATAACGTTGTCACGTCCTTCGGCTTGCTCATCCTGCACCATGGCAGTTTTATCACCTGTCACTGCTCTGCTTTCAGCGATCACCTGTTTCTGAGCTTTTTTCTCAGTAGCAGATGTGCTATTATGACTGAGCACTGATGGTAGATACTTTTCGAAAGCTGTCTTCAACTTTGGAGTTTGAACGCTTTCAAGTAAGCTCTTCATTACCTGAGCCTTTTCTTCATTTAGCGTAGCGAGAAGTTCTCCCATTACGGTTTCACGTTGATTTTGCTCTTTGATAATACGAACTTCACGATTCTTACTTTCAACTAGCTGCTTGGCTTTCTGAACAACTTCCTTGCTCTCAGCCAATTGTTGATCCTTAGTAGCCAATGCCTGCATTAGTTTACGAGTTTCTGCTTTCTCATTGAGATGAGTGGCACTAAACTCTGCAGCAAAGGCTTCAAACAGACGACGACCAAATTGACTCTCACGAGCTTGCTTGATGTCCTCTTTAAGTTGACTAATTTCACCCTTTAGATGCTTGGTAACAGCAGTATTAATACGCTCAGCACTTTCTTTGATGAACTTGGCTTTGAGTGAGTCTAGTTGTTGACGAGCTTCAGCAACAAGTTTAACCTTTGTCTCTACCAGATCACGCTTATCTTGAGCGAATTCACGAATTTCACGAGCAAGAGCTTCAATAACAAATTGCTCTAGCTTTTCACGACCTTCGAGTTGAGCCTTACGATCAGAACGAAGTTCACGAATCTCTTCGGCTAATTTGGTCGTCATGAAACTGCTGAATTTATTGGCATTCTCTGTAAGCTTGAGTTGAGCACGTACACGATCTTCGTTCATAAGCTTACGCTCATCACGAAACTCTACGATTTCTTGCTCAAGACCAGATGTTACCATTCTATCAAGTGCTTCAACCATTACAGTCTTATCGTGCTCATATTTACGAGCAAATTCTTCTCGTAGTTCAGCACGTACTTGTTCACGAGCCTCTGTCAACTTTGATTCCCATGCCTCGTTGATAGCGCGACTGGTATCTTCGTTGATGATTCCGTTTTCAAGCAATGGTTTGATTACTTCAAACATGTCTTGATATCCCCTTTATTTTAATTTGAGTTCTTTGATAAGACGAATTGCTTCGTCTTTCAAGTATCTTTGAACCGCAGCATTCTTGTCTAATTGCTCACCTCGTAATGCTTCAAACAATTTAGAACCATGTTTCATATTCATCATGCTTTCATAAATTGCTTTGGGATAAGCGTTTGGAGCACTTGGCTGTGCTACGATATCAACAGTGACGATCTCAAAATCACTGACCCGTCCGTTAGTGTCGTCTACATTTCCTGATCCACGACTACTAACACCTAATTTTACTCCTGACTCTAACATGGTTTGTACTAACTGACCCATTGGAGTGGGAAGAATTTTTAGTTTGCCAAAGCCATTGGGTCCGTCCATCCACATTTTATTGATCATATGACTAACACGATCTAAGTTAATTTTTAGATCGTCCGGATGATCTACTTCTCCTAGAACAGAACTTCCCTCTGATATTTGACGATTTAGTGTTTCTACGGCTCTTTCTATTTCATGGATAGGATAAACACGCTCGTTAGCGTTTTTAACTCCTCCTTGAATGAAAATTCCCTTCATGTATAATGCCTTGGTTCCAGCATCATCTTCTTTAACACTTTCAACCACGATATTAGCGCGGTCGAAAGTTAAGTTTTCACGAAGGGGTTTACGAATTAAACTAGCCATTGACTCACCGATTACATCTTCTTACCGCTGATTGGACCATGTGACGTATGCTTCTCTGTCTTGGCCTTGGGAGCAGCACCGTCACCTTTACCGCCGTGACTTGCATTGCCACCTACCTTGTTGACGTTCCCACCATCATGCTCTTTAGCAGCAGGAGCGGGACGACCTTTTTCAGCAGTGTCTTTTGATTGATTTGGCTTGGCAGACATTCCTGCTTTACCAGAATTAGCAGCAACTGGACTCTTGGCATGAGCACCATCATCGCCATGCTTGGGCTTTGGTACAGCCTTCATTAGCAACGCTTTCCATGACTTCATCTTCTTCTGAATCTTCTTCTGAATCTTCGTCTGAATCGTCGCCCATTTCACGCTCAAAACGAGCAATGATATCGTCTAGCTTATCTTCAAGATCAACAACACGATCTTCTAGATCATCTTCACTGCTATCCATGTCTTCCATGTCGTCAGCAGCATCGTCCATATCATCTGAATCCATGTCCATATCATCGTCGGAGTCCATGTCCAAGTGATCATCCGAATCCATGTCCATTGGCTCATCTGAGTCCATGTCCATGTCCATGTCGTCCTCGGCAAGTTCTCCGGACTCTTCCATGCTGATTTCGTCATGAAGGTCAGAAACACCCTCTTCGATGGCTTCTTCTTCCATCATGTTCTCGTAAAGTTCACGAGACTTCTCAACTACAATCTCGTGAAATAATTGTTTGGCACGCTCTTCGTCTTCATTGATAATAAGATCGAAAAGTTTTTCGAATTTGGCAGTAGACATTTAGATTTATCTCCTTGTGGTAAATGACTAGTAGTATAGTATTTACATCATATCACAAAAAAGAGCGTAAAATAGCGTATTTTTTACGTTTTTTTATAAACCTGATCCCTGGGAGGGCGGAGCGTACTGTTTTCTGATTTGTTTTAGATTTTTTGCCTTGTTCAAAAGCACGAACATCTCTCATTTTACGAAGCTTACTAATCATACCCAGAGTGAGCTTTTTTGTTTTTCTAGAGCTACCCCAAGTCAAACGACTGTTATCGTCTTTGACATCTTGTATGCCTTCGGGCGCTGCTTCATAAAATTCTCTTAGTATCAAAACATTTTCCTTGTATGAATAGGTATATGACT